CGGAGATGTGTATACGGGACAGGCTAACTATATAACTTTAGTTTTGAATATGCAATAAAAATGAATAAAACTATCACATAATGAGGTATATCCACGGCGATATATCTCATTTTTTTGCATAAAGTTATCAAAAGGGGAGAAATGATGACTGACATATTGTGTTGTAAGAGTAAATGCTTAAACAACAAGAAAGGGAAATGTACGGCTAATGTCATTGAATATGATGGATTATGCCAAACATACATCACACAGGGTAATGCAAGGAAAAGTACATGCGGTTTGTGTGTTAGATCTAATGGAAAGCTAAAACGGAAAGGTGGTGAAGTACTAAAATGATTAAAGCGATTAAACAATTCATTAAAGATAGAGCGTTATTCAAAAAAGCTGCACAAGATTTAGATAACAAAGACCTACAAGCGAAAGCAAAATATGCGTTTGAACATCGTGAAGATAACGTGTTAAGCATTATTGATTGCCTAGCTATTGTGTGCGGTGTATTAATTATAGTCGGTATTGTGTGGTGTTTGATGTGAATTATCAACCTACGATAAAGAAATTGCTTAAAGCATTACAAATGAATGGTAGGCGGTATGTAGTCGATGTAAGGCAATCATGGAGTAAATACGATAAGCCTTGTAAGGTGTATATCGTCAATCGAATGTACACGGAAGAGGAATACAAACTGACATTCCCTCACAAATACAAGAAAGGGAAAACATTCAAGCAAGGACAACTCTATAAGAAAGAAAGTGAGTATAGCAGTACTAAGCAACATGAAGTACTGCTATTTTTAGTTAGAACATATAAAGGTGGTGAGTAACATTGGCGAGTATAAATGAATTAGCACAAAAACTAACTAAGAAAGAACGCATATTCGCTGATGAATACGTTAAGACCACCAACGGAACACAGAGTGCAATTACTGCTGGATATTCAGAAAAGACGGCAAGAAGTAAAGGTAGTCAGTTGTTGACAAAAGTTAACGTGCGCCAATATATAGATGCAGTCATGAACAAACGCAGCAAAAACACAATCGCAACCGCTGATGAAGTGTTGGAGTACCTAACTAAGGTTATGAATGGCGAAGAAAAAGATGCGTTTGGTTTGGATGCTTCAATTGCAGATAGAACCAAAGCAGCCGAGTTATTAGGGAAACGGCACATGCTATTTACTGACAAGGTGAAACTTGATGCAGAAATAGAGATTGATATATCCGACCGCATGAAACAGGCAAGGGTGAAATCAGATGAAGTACAACAAGGCACAACTGATTGATGCGTTGGGTTCGTTTACGCATGATCCATTAGGCTTTGCATACTTTTCTTTTCCTTGGGGTGAAAAAGGAACACCGCTTGAAAACTTTGATGGCCCTGATGAGTGGCAAGTTGAAACTTTTAAGAAGATAGGCGAAGAACTACGCAAGGGCAAATCGTTGGCTAAGGCGATACAAATTGCAGTTGCATCAGGTCATGGTATTGGTAAGTCAGCGTTTTCATCGATTTTAATTCTGTTTGCTATTGCCACGCACGAGAATACAAGGGGAGTAGTAACCGCTAATACTGATACACAGTTAAAGTCTAAGACTTGGGCTGAACTTAACAAGTGGTACAACTTATTCATAGGCAAGGAACTGTTCACCTATACTGCTACTGCATTGTTTAGTGCTGATAAACAGTATGAGAAAACATGGCGGATAGATGCTATTCCATGGAGCGAAAGTAATCCAGAAGCATTTGCAGGCTTGCACAATCAAGGTAACAGAATACTTATCATATTTGATGAAGCGTCCGCTATTTCCGATAAGATTTGGGAAGTAACAGAGGGTGCATTAACAGATAAGGAAACCGAGATTATATGGTGCGTGTTTGGAAACCCTACACGTAATAGTGGTAGGTTTAGAGAATGTTTTAGAAAGCATCGTGCATATTGGACTACTTACCAAATAGATAGCCGTACTGTTAAAATCTCAAACAAAGCGAAGTTACAAGAATGGGTAGATATTCATGGTGAGGATAGCGACTTTGTAAAAGTGCGTGTAAGAGGGATATTCCCTAGTGCATCTGACACACAATTCATATCCGCATCAATTGTAGATGAAGCACAAAAGCGAATGTACAAGGTAGGACAATTTAACAACCTACCTGTAATTATCGGTGTAGACCCTGCATGGACTGGTGGCGATACATTAGAAATCGTAATGCGTAATGGCTATTCCATGAAATGCTTGGCAACCATTGAAAAGAATGACGATGATATGCGCATGGCTAACCTCATAGCACAATTTGAGGACGAGTACAAAGCTGATGCAGTATTCATAGACCAAGGTTACGGCACTGGTATTTACAGTATTGGTAAGTCGATGGGCCGTAAATGGCGGTTAGTTGCCTTTGGTGGTGCATCGCCTAACAATATGTACCTCAATATGCGAGCGTACATGTGGGGCGAAATGAAAGAGTGGTTAAAAGAGGGTGGTTCAATTCCTAATGAGCAAGGATTGTATGATGACCTCGTAGGGCCAGAAGCGATCATTGATAAGAATGGCCGTATTCAACTGGAAAGCAAAAAAGATATGAAAGAACGAGGGCTACCATCTCCGAACAAAGGCGATGCATTAGCCTTGACCTTTGCATTTAGGGTCACTAAAAAAGTAAATGGCAATCACAGAAGAGTAGCTAATACAGAGTACAAACCATTTGGGTAAAGGGGGAATGTGAATGTGTATGAAAGCTAAAACACCAGATATTAAACAACCAGCACCATCGCCTACACCAGTTGCACAAACTGATGATATGGCACAAAAAAGAGATGAACAATGGTTCACAGACAAGAAGCGCAAGAAAACTGGTTATGATAGTACAATCTTGGCTAGCGCTTTAAGTCAAGCGACAGGCAAAACAACATTAGGCGGTTAATATGAGTACTATCTTATCAAGCCTAGCAAGGCAACCTACAGAAAAGCCTGTAACTAAACCAAAAGACTACAAGAAAATAAAAGCTAAATTCAATCAGATGTTCACCAATCGTCAAAAGTACGTTGAGAAATGGAAGATGATAAGAGATTATCAGTTGCCATTTCTAGGTGTATTCGATGGCGAACAAGACCAATCGAAACTATATACCGACAAAATCCTTACTGGTATTGCTTGGGAAAGTTGCCAAATATTTGCTAGTGGTGTAATGAGTGGAATGACACCACCTAGCCGTAAATGGTTTAAGCTAACCATGGAAAATACGGATATGGCGGCGAATAGCGATGTAGCGAAAGTATTAGACGAGCGTGAAGAAATATTGTATGCAGTATTTGCAAAATCCAATTTCTACAATGTGGTTCACCAAGTCTATATGGAGTTGCCATTCGGACAAGCACCGATGTCAATCATGCCTGATGGTAAAGTTGGTGTGCGTTTCACATCGTATCCAATCGGCACTTACGCATTAGAATGTAATGCTAATGGTGAAGTTAACACGTTTGGGCGGAAATATAACATGACTTGCGACCAACTCGTGGAAGAGTTTGGGTATGATAACTGTACCGAAAAGATTAAAAATGCATACGACGACGGCAAGGGTAATGCATCTACATATACTGTTTGTTGGCTAGTGTGCGAAAACAAAGACCGCAATGGAAAACTAGGTAACAAGAACATGCCTTACTCCTCTATTTACTGGGTTGAGGGGAGTAGGGATGATGAAATCTTGCGACATAGTGGCTATGAAGAATGGCCTATTCCGATTGCACGGCACACCACACATGATCTAAATGGCTATGGCAAGGGCAGTGCATGGTTCGCACAATCTGATGCGATGATGTTGCAAAAGTTGGAACTAGACCGATTAACAGCTATTGAACTCGGTGTAAAACCGCCAATGGCTGTTACATCTGATGTAATCGGTAGTGTATCGTTATTTCCGGGCGGTATAACCGAAGTCGATACAGGCGGTAAAGTTGAACCTATCTTTAATGTAGGTATCAATCTTGATTGGATTATGCAACAAATTATTGAGGTTAAAGACAGTATTAAGCGTGCATATAGTGCTGACTTATTCCTAATGCTAGACAATATGGACAATGGACAAATGACGGCAAGGGAAGTCATGGAACGCACGCAAGAGAAGTTACAACAATTAGGGCCTGTAGTTGAAAGGTTACTATCTGAATTTCTTAATCCGATTATTGAACGCACCTATGCGATATTAGATCGTGCAGGTGTGTTTCCACCAATCGATGAAGCATTAGCGGAAGAGTTAAATGGCCAAGATGTGAAGATAGAATACATTTCACCATTGGCACAGGCACAGAAAGTATCATCTTTAACTTCTATAGAGCAGTATTTCGCATTCTTAATGTCATTAGCACAGGGCAATCCTAACATTCTACAAAAATTCAATTTTGAAGAAGCAGCGGATTATTATGGTGTTAACCTCGGTGTACCTGCAAAAGTAATTGTATCGAATGATGAATATCAAGCTAAGATGGAAGAACAACAACAGGCGCAACAAGAACAAGAGGAACAAGCACAAATGATGCAAGCGGCACAATTAGCACCTCAAATGGCTAGTGCAGCTAAACAAGCAACTGAAGCAGCAAATGACGGAAACCCTGTAATGCAACAGTTAATGGGAATGGGGTACTAGATGAAACAAAAAAGAGATTATATGCGTGAGCGTGATATTGAAGCGCTGAACCACGTACTGAGTGATGAACTTGGTAGGTGGTTTTTTTATCGCATATTAGACCGAGCAAAACTGAATAGCCAATCATTCACAGGCAACAGTACAACATTCTTCAATGAGGGAATGAGGGCTGTTGCTATTTTGTTGCAAAACGATTTAGGAAAGATTGGCGATGGTGTAGAGGGTGTTAAGAAATACCATCTAGCACAAATAGAAAATATTCAGATGCAGAAATATTTTAAAACGCTTGAAGAAAACGAATTAAAGAAAGGTGAATAACCATGGATGAAAATTTAGAACAAGGCACAAACAATAACACGGATAGTGCAAATGGTGGTACACCACAGGACACGAACACACAAAACCAACAAAGTACGATTTTAGGCGGTGGCGGTGATACTAACACCGACCAACCTGCAGAACCTACTGTATATGATTTCTCAACTGCATTTGAGGGTGGCGAAGTTGACCAAACCATCGCAGATGAGTTTTCAAAAATGCTTAATGGTGTAGGTGCTACGCAAGAGCAAGCATTACAGATGGCTAAGTTTGGTAATCAATATGCTACCAATCTTGTAACGGCCTATGAGAACCAAAAGCAAGAAGCACTCAAAGCACAATACAAAGGTTACGCAGAAAACGCTCGTGAGGTATTAGGTAACAAATTCGATACTACTGTTAGCCAAGCGGCCGCAGGTGTTGAAGCAGTAGAAAAGACAATTCCTAATATCCGTGAAATCCTAGCAGAAAATGGCTTGGGTAATCGTGTAGAAGTAATTCAACTATTCGCACATATTGCTGGTATGGCAAGCGAAGATAGCAACGCAGGGAATAACAGACCTGCAAATAATCAATCTGACGAAGCTATTAGACGGAATATGTATCCGTCCATGTTTAAAGATTAAAGGAGATTAATTAATGGCTACAATTGGAACTAACAATCCTACATTATTGGATTTACAAACTCGTATGGATCCAAATGGTAAAATTGCACAAATCATTGAGCAATTGAACCAAACAAACGAAATCATTCAAGACATGACAATGATTGAATGTAATGATGGCACACATAACAAAACAACAGTACGTACTGGCTTGCCTGAGGCTACATGGCGGATGCTTTATGGCGGTGTACAACCTAGCAAATCTACTACAAAACAAATTACCGACACTTGCGGTATGTTGGAGGCTTACTCCGAAGTAGATGCTAAGTTGGTTAAATTGTCTAATGACCCTGTAGCATTCCGTGCTACAGAAGATGCTGCATTTGTTGAGGCTATGGGTCAAGAAATCGCACGTACACTTTTCTATGGTGATGAAAGTACACCTGAAAAGTTTGTTGGTTTATCCGCACGTTTTAATACATTAGACCCTAAGAAAGCTGATAGCGCTAAGAACATTATCGATGCTGGCGGTACTGCTAACCTTGCATCTATGTGGCTTGTGGGTTGGGGTCCTCTTACTGTACATGGTATTTATCCACGTGGTACAGAGGCTGGCTTGCAACAAGAAGATAAAGGTAAAACTACAATCACTAAACCTGACGGCTCTTTGTTTGAGGCATATCGTACTCACTTTGAACAAAACATCGGTTTGTGCGTTCGTGATTGGCGATATGTAGTACGTATCGCTAATATCGATATGAAATCTATCAAAGAAGATATTTCCGCAGGCCCTAATTTGATTAACTTGATGATCCGTGCAGAAGAAAAAATGCATAGCTTAACTGGATGTAGACCAGTATGGTATATGAACCAAGAATTGCGTACATTCTTACGCTTGCAAAAGAACAAAGTGCATGGTTCTACTATCACAGAAGATATGGAAATGGGTAAAATGGTTACTCGTGCGAATAGTATTCCTGTTCGTAAAATTGATGCATTGCTTTCCACCGAAGCACGTGTTACTGCATAGTAGAGAGGAGAAAATACATGATTATCGATACTTTAAATACATTCCATTGGAAACGTGAATTATCGGGCAATGTCAGCTCCGATGTAATGATTACTAGCGGTGATGCTGACCCTAACTTGTGGTTAGTTGTTCGTGTAGATAAAGCATTAACTGGTACTGCATTAATCAACGTATATACATCTGATACAGAAAACATTGCTAACCCTGTATTGTTGCATGGTATTACATTACCAGCCAATGCACCAGCTGGGTACGAATATAAAGTGCGCTTGGCAAATGGTGTTAAACGTTATACACGTGCTAATGTCAACAATGCAACGGCTGGTACAATTTCTGTATTCTTAACTAGCGGTATCACTAGCAAATAGGGGGTAACATGGAATACATTGCAAAAGTAACTTTGTATCACAATACAAAGGGTTTAATTGAAGAAGGAAAAACAGTAGAACTTACAAAAGAAGAAGTAGCTGAATACGATAAAGATTACTTCGATGATTTGTTTGAAGCTGTAGGCGCAGAAGAAACCGAAGATGGCGAAGATAAGCCAAAGACTAAATCTAAAGGCAAGAAATCGGAAGAAACTGCAGAATAACAGAATGAGGGGTGCGTATGCATCCCTCTTTTTTACTACAAAGGGGGCAATATGACACCTACTGATATTTGTAATATGGCTCTTAGTCTTATCAATGGCGGTAGGATATACGGCCTTGATGAAGAAACAGAAACGGCTAGACAATGCAGACTGCATTACGATGCGACACGCAAGATGCTACTATCTCAATATGAATGGAATTTTGCACGTAAGCGTGAAGAGTGCGTGTTATCTGAGCATAAACTAGCTGGCTATGAATTTGTTTATGCGTATCCTGAAAAGTGCATCCGTATCCTTGGGGTTATTCCTAAAGGAGAACGATTTAAAGCGGAAAGCCAAAAGGAATATGATGTATTTACCTTTGACGATAACACAAAGTATATCGTGAGTGATGTACCGCTTGCGTACATTGACTATGTGTACGATGTGCAAGATATAGATATATTTAGTCCTGTATTTATTCAAGCATTGAAGTCTAAAATGGGTTCTGATTTAGCTATGCCATTAACTGGTAACAGTGGTTTATTCGACCAATGCTATAAACTCTATCAAGCAGCAACGCAAGAAGCCAAGAGTTTGAGTGCTAAAGAACGTAGGCAAGATATGCCATATATTTCTAACTATGTAAAAGCAAGGAGCTGGTAATCATGAAACCAATGTATATATCACAACTTGCATTTACAACAGGTGAGATTTCGCCTGATGTATCTAGGCGGTTTGACTTAGATCAATTCAAAAGTGCATTACTGTTAGCAGAAAATGCAGTCATTAGACCTTACGGGGCGGTGGCTAGACGGCAAGGCTCAGAATATATAGGGCAAGTTAAAAACAAGGATAAGTCTACACGGCTATTCGAATTTACGGCTGAAAAGAATAAATCATTCCTACTTGAGATTGGTGAGCAGTATATCCGAGTATGGCGGAATGGTATCTATACAGGTATTGAATTACAGACACCATTTGAAAGCGATGTAGTTGATAAATTGAACTGCATCCAAAGTGGTGATGTAATGTTCATTTGTAGTGGTAAGTATCCTGTTAAAACGCTATCACGATATAGTGATACAGACTGGCGATTTGATACATACAAGTTATCAGAGCAACCATACGGCGAAGTCAACATTGACAAAGAAAGTACTGTAATCTTGAATGGCGATACATTGACCGCCACAAAAGATATATTCAATGCTGATATGGTTGGTTCAGTCATGCAGATTGAACATTACGTAAAATCTATTGCAACTAGCAGTATCGGTGAAGTCATTGAGCGTAGAGAATGGCGCATCGGTGATAGACATGGCGGAAGAAATACATTAGTTGATACAGATTACAACAACATCAACTACGATGTAGAACAATTCAGTAGTGATGAGGATTTATCATGGAAGTTTACATCGCATGGTACATGGAACGGCACAGTAAAAATTCAAATCAGTAACGATGGCGGTACAACGTGGAAAGATTACCGAGTGTACACATCTAACAACGATTACAATGTAACGGATACAGGCAAGGTATCGCCTAGTGCTAAATTGAAAGTTGTATCAGATTTGAAAAGCGGTAGCGTTAATGTAGACCTATCATTCTTGCCACATTCCAATTATGAAGTAGTTGAGATTAAAGAATTTATTGATAGCAAGCACGTTAAAGTAAATGTATTGAATAGCGTTGTAGAAAATGAAGCTACCTCTAAATTCAGATTTGGACAATGGGGCAAAGGCCTTGGTTATCCTCGTGTATGCACGTTTTACCAAGATAGGTTTATCCTAGCATCTAGCTTTCAATATCCTAACTACATATGGTTTAGTCGCACAGGCGATTATTCAAACTTTGGTGTAGAAAAGGTAGGCGGTACGATTACAGATGATAGTGCAATCACACTACCAGTAATTAACCGCAAAATGTATGACATTCGACACTTGATACCTGCTAATGACTTATTGATTTTAACCAGTGGTAACGAATGGATTATCGATGGTTCAAAAACTATCACACCGACTAACTGCAATCTACGCACACAAACCCAACGTGGTGCATCTGAATGTGAGCCACAATACATAGGGAATAGATGTGTGTATGTACAAGCTAGAGGGTGTGTAGTGCGTGATTTAGGATATTCATATGAAAGTGATAACTACACAGGGGCAGACCTAACTCTATTTGTTAAGCATCTGACAAAGTATCGTAACTTCATTACAAGTGCTTATGCACAAGATCCAGATAGTATCGTTTACTATGTAACAGATGATGGCAATATCGATTGTCTAACGTACATTCCTGAACAAAAGGTATATGCGTGGTCGCACTTCACCACAAAAGGCAAATACAAATATGCTGAGAGTGTAGCTGAGGGCGAACAAGACAGTTTGTATGTAATCGTTGAGCGTGATTTCAAAAGCGGTACAGTGATGTGTATAGAACGATTTGAGCCAATGTATAACGCTGATAATAACAATGTGTACATGGATTGTTACATTCGACAAACTAGCACAGAGAACATCAGCACTATCACAGTACCTCATCTGATTGGTGAGGATGTGCAGATTGTTGTAAATGGTAGGGAACGGCCAATTAAGGAAGTACCACCTACGGCGATTATTAATATCGATGGTAAGGCACAAAGTGTAGCCGTTGGTATTAACTACACTACACGATTACGTATTCCAAGTATTGAAATGCAAATACAAGATGGTACGTTACAAGGCCGACAATTAACGATGAGTAGATTATCGATGAACATCTTAAATTCATTCGGTGGCAAAATCGGAAGAAACTTCAACCATATGGATGATATTTCATTACCGCCACTCAAGTTATATAGTGGCGATAAGGTATGTATATTGCCAAAATTCGATGGAGTATACTCAACTGATGCATCTGTATGTATTTTGCACGAAAAACCTTATCCATTTAACCTTTTGAGCGTTACAAGAGAGATAGAAATAGGTGGTGGTTTTCCAAATGTTACAGGACTTTGAGATTTGCCCTGTAAGGCACACTTCATTAATTCATGACTTATATATCAATTTACGAGCTATAGACACCTTAGAGGTCAATATAGCGAACCAAAATTTTCCGAATTATGGAAAAAATGATTTTGTAAGGGATATATGTAGTGATGACTACGAAAACCACATTGTAATTGAGAACGATGTACCAATAGCAGTATATGGAATTTCAAAAAAGCCAATTAACGGAATGTACTGCATTTATTTCTTGGGTAATAAGATACTGGATACGAATTTGAAATTGCAAAAGGAATTTCTAAAACGAAGTAACGCAGTCATAAAAGAGTGGTTATCCGCTCATGAATGTTTATTCAATTTCATACATAAGAAAAATAACCGCTCGAAGCGATGGCTAACATCACTAGGGGCGGTTATTCATTCTGATATAACACATAACGGAATGGAACTATTTACATTGAGAAAGGGGGATGCGAATGTGTAATCCTATTGCATTAATGGCAGGTCAAATGGTTACTCAATTGTGGGGGCAACACCAACAAACAAAAGCACAAACTGCTATGTATAATGCACAAGCACAGGCAGCAGAAGCTAATGCACGAATATCTGATAGGAAGCAACAGGATATTGCCAATCAAGCACTACAAGAGCGAGATAAGATGGACAATAAAATGCGGTTGATTGCAGGTCAGAATACGGCAGAAGCAGGCGCTACAGGGTTATCCATGAGTGGTACACCATTACAATTAATGGCTAGTAGCTACGATGAATACAACAAGGATATTAACAATTGGGAAACTAGCAAGAATAACAGTATCTACAATGAATATCTTAATGGGGTTAATTATCGCAATGAAGCTAGTAGTGCAAGAGCAGCTGCATCCAATGCTAAAACCCAAGGGCGATTGCAAATGCTTGGTACTATCTTGAGTGGTGCATCTAGTATATATGGGATGAAACAACAATATGCAGGTGGCAAATACACAACTCAATATGGCGGTGATGTAAATGGTGTAACAGAAAGACCAGTTAAAACAGTTAAGAAAGTTTGGACTTTTAACGGCAGGTAACTATGAAATTAGTTAATTATGAACAAAATGAACGATTGAATACAATTAATGGTGAGTTTAGACCAACGATCAATGCGGAAGCATATGGTGTTAATCAAAACGGAATTAACACATTTGCAAAAGCATTGGATGATGCATCTAAAACTTGGCTTGAAATCGACAAACAGAAAGATTATATCAATGCTACAAATGCTATTAACGAATTTAATCAAAAAGTAACTGAATTAAAATTTGATAAAGATAAAGGGTTAATGTACCAAAAAGGTATGAATGCACAAGGGATACTACCTACATACCTTGAAAGTACACAAAAATTCCAAAGCGAACTTGCTGCTAAATATAACTTACGTACAACTGATGCGGTAAACGCTTTTAATAAAGCGGTTGAAACATCAAAAACAAACGATTTAGATGGTATATCTAGGTACATGAGAGGTCAGTACGAGGATGCACTAAGCACAGCCACACAAAATCAAATCAATAACTTGAATAACAATCTGTTACAAACGAATGATGTTAATCAACAAATGAAAACATTAACATTAACAGGCGATTTAATAGAAGCAACTGGTAAACAATTAGGGCTTGATGATGAACAAATAGCATCTAAAAAACAACAAAACTATGATCTTAATGCTAAAACCTTATTAGATAAAACTGTTGCTGATAATAATTCAGAAACATTGGATAAGCAGTTGACTGCATTAACTGGGCTTGCTAGTGAGAATGTATTAACACCATACAGGAAAATGTACCAACAAATGGGTATAAACAAAATTGCTAACAATGAAAACGATTTCGGCGCAATTCGATTGGCTGCAGGCGATGATGTAAATCGCGGTATGGATATTATGGGTTCACGCATACGTTCGCAAATGGAAGCCAAAAACAAGGAAGCCATGCAGTCAGGTATTGGTGCTAATCAACATTTATGGAAATTAGCACAATATGCACATAACAAGTATGGTATCAATACAGAAATTGCATATAGGCAGTTGTATGCAGAGGGAACGCTTGGCGGTGAACTCAGTAGGCTGGCAAAAGAAAATCGTAACTATGCAGGATTAACTCAATCAGAGCCTAATGGAGAAGATAACAAACAACCAGATGGAACGAATTATTACAAAGTGTATAATTCCGATGAAGAGTTTGTTGATGATTGGATTGAACACTATATTAAACCGAATGGCGCAGTCAACGCACAGAGCATAGATGAATACGCTGACAAGTTAAAAGCAGGTGGATATTATGGCGCAGATGCAGACCATTATAAAGCATTAATGCGCAATGCGCCTATGACTAAAGGCGGTCAACCTGTTTATTCTGAAGATCAAATTGAAAAGGCGGTTAAACAAGGCCGTGAAAATTATAAAGGTTGGCTAACAATGCAAATGAACATCGAAGCCAAGCAAGCTAAAGATAGAATTACTGCAGCTAAAATTGTATATAACCAATTAATAGCAAAAGGCGATTATGTAGGTGCATCATCTTATGCACACGCACAAGCAGCAGGCGCACAGACCGATATGGAAAAGGAAGCGTGGAGCGGTACAGAAGCATCAATGCGACCTAAACTTGATTCTATGTATGAAAAAGGCCTTAAATTAAATGCAAAACAAAAGTTTGAGTTGAAAAAATATGCTGAAACTCATACATACGAAGAAACACTAGCACACGCACAGAGAATGTACCCTGATAAAGTTGTTGATGATAGCTTTGATGGAGTGTTACTCGAAGCGAACGATAACCGATTAAAGGCTAATAAAATTGATTTAACACCTTATGATAGCGAAATTCAAACTGCGTTGCCTGCTGACAAATCATTGCGTTCAAGTTTTGAATATGGTGTTAAACAAGAGATGTTAAGCCGTAAAGCTGACTTTGAAAGCAAGCATGGAAGAGCGCCTACAGAAGCAGAAATGCATGATATATTTGAGGGCGCATTGGCAACACAAACATTACGAAGTACGGAAAAACCATATTTCGGTGATGGTGATGATTATAGCGCACCTATTAGTGCAGCAAGCAATAGAGCGATGGGTATTGTGCATGTTGAACCTGTTGGTAACCATTATGTGCGTGTAACATATCAAGATGGCTCAACAAGAGATATTTACGAAAGCGTGTATAACAACATGCAAAGAAGATATAACGATAACGGAGATTAAAAATGGCTAAACAAACACTTGAACAAGAACGGCAAGAAGCACTAGCTGTACAGAATGGCTATGTTAAAACATCACCATCTTTTAGTGCTAGTGCTGGTGTTCAGTCTAAACCTACTGGTGGTTTTACTGAGTTTGGTAATGCGATAGGTGCAGGGATAGATACAACGGCACAAGTAGTTGATAATGCTATTAATGCAATTAAGGCTATTGCAAACACACCACGCACAATGGAAGAAACTAATGCTGATGGTACAACTACATATTATCCGTTTGGTAAAGCTGACAATCCATACCAAGGTTTAGAACCACTAGGACAGTCATTACAGAAAGTACTTCCTACAAGTGTTGTTAGTAATACGGACAGATTGTTTCTATACAATAATGATACCCTACGTTATAACGAAGCAGTTAGAATGGGTAAGGTATTAGATATTGACCCTGATGTAATTATGCGTGGTGATGATAAAGCATTTGAACGTGCTGATTACTTATCAAGACGAGTTGAACGTGGCGCAGTATTACAGGATATATACGATGAATTTCCTGAGTTGTATAAAGTAAAGTATGGCTCGCAAGCAGAACAATTACAAGCCATTAACAATCTACAATCAATTCGTGCTACGAAATCTACGTTCGATGCAATTCAACAAGGTATTTGGTCTATGAACGATCAGATGAAGTTAGGTGATGTTGGTTTTGAATTGGCACATACAAAAGACCCTGAACGTATTAACGAATTAACATCAGAAATGGAACGCTTACAAAATAACTTGCGCAACTACCGAACCACTGACGGAACTAATCCATTACAAGAAGTATTCGGACAAACGGCAGCACAAGCATACATGATGGGTAAACAAGGCGGTACAGGTGCAATCATAGGCGGTGCAATCGGTGCGGTAATTGGTGGTTTAACTACCGATGGTGTAGGTATAGGCGCAGGTGCAGCAACTGGTGCTAAATGGGGTGGCGGTGCTGACATGGCATACGAAATGTACAAAATGTCATTTGGTAATAAATACCTAGAACTCATCAATAAACGTGATGCAAATGGCAACAAAGTATACTCTAATGATGAAGCCTATAAATACGCTATGACATACGCTGCAGTTGATACAGGTATTGAAATGGCATCTACACGTTTCATGATTAAAGGTGTAGGTAAAGTAGCGCCTAAAGCAGTTATGTCAAAAGTATTACAAGGTGCTACAAGTGATACGATAGCAACATTCAATAGGGGCATTGGCACTACAGTTGCACAAATGGCCAAAGCATCTGTTAAGGCTGGCGGTTCTGAATTAGTCGAAGAGGGCTTGCAAGACATTAACGAAAAATTTCAACATAACCTATACCGCAATGCTAATGACCCTGAGGGAGTATATTCCATAGGTGATATGGCAGTAGGTGCAGGCGGTGCAATGCTACAAGCACTACCAGCCGTTATTGGTTTGGGTGCAATTGGTGGCGGTGTGAGTGGTATTCACACTATGAAAGCGTTCCACGAATTTCAAAAGTTAACACCTGAGCAGCAACAACAAGCCGTGATGGCGGAACAAAATAGAAATGGTAATGCTATCATGCAAGCATTGAAGCAAGATGCATCGTCAAACAAAATGGCAAAAGAAAACCCTGAGTTGTACGGAAAAATTGTACAAGCACAGGGCGATAATGTAGGTGTATCTACTGCATATGTGAATGTCAATGAAATGGCAGAAACCGAAGAGGGCCAACAAGCTATTAAGAATATGATTGATAGTGGTTTGGTAACTCAAGAGGAAGTATCGAAGAGTATTGAAGCTAATGCAGATATTCCTGTACCAATCGGAAAGTATGCACAATTAAGCGGTGGCTTGACGGAAGAAACTGTAAAAGCACTAGAAGAAAGTACATACTTTACTCGTGGCGGTATGTCTATGAAAACCCTTGAACGTGCAAAAGCGGAAGTGGAAGCCTTTAATAATAACCTAGTTGATGCAACAGAAAAGAAAGCAGAACGAGTTAAAGAAAGCATTATCCGTGATGAATTTGAAGATGCAAGCGACATTGATCGTGAAGTACTAGACCAAGTATTTGCTAATCCTACGCAGGTTAAACAAGCATACAATAACTTGTACAAAAATCTAGTGCAAGAGTATCGTGAAAACTACGCAAGCGACTTTGACAATATGGATACTGATATTAAAGAAGCTACGGCAAGCGGTGTAGAGCCACAATGGTTGACTGATTATAAATCTAATAATGGCGGTAAAGCACCACGCACTAATGCAGAACGTAGACGAGCAGCGTACCATTCAAGCGTAGCGAAAGCACAAACTGCATTCGCTGATAATGCGGAAGCACTTAACCAAAGCAATATCCATCATGCTGATATGGAACATACGCTACAACAAATTGAAAGCCTTGAGCGATTGCATGATAAGATTTTCACATTAGCAGATAACGATATAGCGTTACGGATGCAACTATCCAAGAGCGGCTATGAAGTGTACAACAAAGTTGTTAAAGCGATTGGCGAAAGTACCGATAGAAAACAACGTGAAACGGCAAAAGCTAATGCGTTGTTGATGGCACAACATGCTGATGTAATGGCACAATATATGCGACAAAAGGGCAAAGGCGGTTATACCGCTATGGATTATTTCCGTGATAGCGTGCGTATCAAAATGGATGCGGTTTTAGACGATCAAAAAGGTTATAATCAAAATACAAAAGCAGTATGGGAAAGCAAACTTGATAAAGTATTAAGTGATTGGGCTAACAATGTAGATAATGCTAATAATATAGGAAGTAAAAAGATAATAGATATAATGGATTCACCATTAGTCTTTGACTTAATTAATCTTGACTTAAAAAGAATCAAAATTACAGGCGGTGTTTTACATAAAATATTGCGTGCACCTGTATTTGATTCTAATGGTAAAAGAATTTTATCTGGACATAGTGATACAGTTTCCATTGATATGTTGAAACAGCTACCTAATACCATTGCGAATCCATCTGCAATATTTAGTGCAGATAATGGCCAAAAAATTATCATTATAACTGAAGTAATTGGTTTAAACGGAAAGCCTATAATGATGCCAATATTATTGAACAAATATAATAATAGAGGTGATTATCATGTTGTACAATCTTATTATGCTAGAAATACGAATATAGCGTATTATGATTTGTTATTGGATGGGGATTTAATATATATAAACAAAGAACGACTTAGTAATAATCCAGAAAACCAGCCACCATGGCTTGGGGGGATTAAACTAAGTCGTTCATTTATTAATAGTATACCAAATGAAAAAGATTTAGACAATCTCCGAAAGAAACATAATTATCAGTACTATCAATCCGCATGGCATGGTTCGCCGTATGACTTTGATGAATTTGATTTAGGTAGTATTGGTGGTGGTTTAGGAACACAAGCATTTGGTTGGGGGTTATATTTTACTGAAAACAAAAATGTAGCTGAAAAATATAAAGTAGAGCGTAAATCTAAAAATAAATTTACCTTAAATGGTAATGATATACCAATTGAGTATGCTCCTGTTATAGAGCAAATATTTGGTGGCATTAATGTAGAGAATAATAAAGAAAGCCTATTAAATCGGTTGGTTCTCAATAGAGATGCTGAACAAAGTAATTTAGATTTAGTTACTAAAAATCTGAATGAATTAGATGGTGTTTTAGATTTTATAACACAAAATAGTAAATTTACTATTAATAAACTACCAACACTTGTTGATAATAAGTTTGAACGAATGGCAACTGTTATATTAAACGATGCTAAAACCAAAGCTAAATCTGATAACAAACGAGTGAATAAAGAATACCTATTTGATGTTATTGAGGAGTTGCAGAACAGATACAAGAAACATTATATTTTTTATAATGATATCGTTTCGAAAATTTCATATCTAATTGATAATATTGATAGTTTTGAAGTAACTTCTGTTTACAAACCAACACTATATAATGTTTAAATTCCAGATACAGACACAATGTTAGATTACTCAAAACCAATTAACGAACAGTCGGAATATGTTTTAAACAAAATAAAACAATTAGATTCGACTGATATTAATAAAACTGGTAAGGAATTTTATA